CGTTTGTTGGACGCCGAGCGCGAAATTAAGTGTTTGGTTTATGACCACCGTGTCACCACCGCCGCCAGAACCACCCATTCGATTGTTCGGCACGATAGAACCCGACGACGATGGGACAAACATTTCGGGACCCTTTTCACCGACTACATAGGGCTTGCCGACTGTAACTGAGCCACCCTGCGCTCGGAACATTCCACTCAAAGCGTCGGCAATTGGTCCCGTAATTGATTTTTGAATCTGAATCCGAATGAGGTCCTCAACAATACTCAGGGCCATATTCCGAAAAGCGTCTTTGACCGACATTGTTCCCATAAAAACGCTCACAAGTGAATCTTCAAGCTTCTTAACCCCGTTCATCGCCGCATCTTGTAGCGACCGCTTGACGTCTTGTGCGGCCTCGCCATATTGCCGCAATGCGCTTGTTGCTCGATCAGTCTTTTGAACGGTCGCATCATAGGCTTGATTCGCTTGCTCGACGAGCGTCATATATTGCTCTTGAGAAATGCCGAGCTCTTTGAGAGCGTATTCCGCTTGCCATAATGCGTCGCTCAATTGATCCACGGGAGAACGTGTTTGTTGGAAAATTGCTCTTAATTCTTGAGCTCGCATTTTTCCAAGTTCCATAGCCTTATTTAACGCTTCTTTTGAACCAGTTGCGTTATTGTCTGCACTTGTGCCTTTTTGCATTGCATCGGTCAATGCTTTATGACGCAAACGTAATGCTTCAAGATTGGCCTCAAAATCAATTGCTAATTTTTTTGACGGTGAAACCATCTTTTCAAATGCTATTTTTGCTTCTTCAAGACGTTTTTTTTCTGCGAGTAATTCTTCTTCACTCATCAAAGTGAAAAATTTGCGCTCCACTGTTCCCATTGATAAAAAGCGTTCAACTTTTGCTAATTCTTGATTGACTTTTTTGAGCTTTAAGTCATCCATTACATTAAAAAAATCGCCCAATGTTTCAAGAATTCCACCGCGATCAGCAATGACTCGATTTAATGCTAGAAAGTTTTCAGCCGCAGAATTTAGATATGGAATGACCATATTGCCAAGAACGCGCCCAACCCCTTTGAAAACCGCTTCCATCCTGTCGAGATTTGCAGATAAATCACGCGCTTGTTTGATTGCTTCCTCATTTAAGACCGCGCCAAAATCACGAGCCTCTTGAGAAAGAATGCCCATTGCTTGACCATTCTTTTGCAAAAGCGGGAGTAGATAAGACGCATCCGACGCAATGGCCTCGAGATAAAACGTCATGTCGTTTTGACTGACGTTGGCCTTTTCTAAACTTGAGACGTAGAGTTGTAGGGCGTCCGCACCATTGAGCTTGCGGAATTGCTCTGCGGTGACTCCGACTTGCGGGGCAATATTCTCAAAGAAGTCAGCCATACCGCCGCCGCCAGTCTGCACGAAGTCGCCGACTTTATCATTGACGTCCTTAAATATATCGCCGAGTTTCTCCTGAGAGACGCCTACGCGATCAGCGGCATACGCGAGCTCTTGAAAACGCTCCACGCCGACGCCGGAGACCTGCGATAAACGCTCGATCTCTTTCGCATAGTCCGCAGTATCTTTGATAACTGCGGCGGCCCCGATACCCGCAAACAAAGCCGCGAGAGGCCCCGCAACCTTTTTGATCGTGCCGCTTAAACCGTTGAGATTGTTTTGAACCGACTGAAAGGCTTGCTTCGTCGCATCAACGGCGGCGATTCTGATTTGGGTTTCGTTTGCCGCCATCTTTCTCTATCCTAAAAAAAGCCACCCATTCGTTGAATTCATTGAACGAAATCGCCTCGACTGCCTCGACTGAAGTACCCCACCGATCCGCTAACGCAAACATATTCAGCCTTAACGGATCGGACCTCAGTTTTTTTCGGCGTCCTCCACATTCAGGACCGAGCCGAATATCTCTCCCGCCACGCGGGTCACCAGCAAAACGGGTTCGCGCATCAAGACGGGTTTGTCCTCGAGTGTGAATAACCGCTCGCCCGCATCGTTTTCAGCCTTCAGAATGATGAGGTCAACCATCGCCTCGACCGACATATTGCTCAGAAAATTGGGGTGCTTCTTTTGCAGTCGGTCAACGTCGTGACAAGTGAGAACGCCCGCAAAGATTTCCAGCGGTTTGTCGTCCTCACCCCATTCCTTAACCGCGACCTTACGTCGCGACGACTGGCGATTCGCGGCGATCCGCGCTCCGATCCCCATTAAACCGTGGTCTCACTCAGAGCACCGGTTCCCTGAAACGAGAAGCTGGCCTCAACCATCCCGTCATAAGACGCGGTGATCGACTTCTCGGTCACGATAACCGAACCCGTGTAATAGGTATCGCCGGAGGTCGAACCCTCGGGATAAATGTTAATCGTGACGGTCGATCCGGGGTCAAGCGTTAACTGACCATTCGTGTCGGTCTCGTCCCAAAAACACTCAATCGAACCCGTGAACGTCTTCAGCGAAGCGAGATAGGTGCGACTGGAATCGCCCATCGTCGTGTCTTCGAGAGTGTCCGCAGTCTCGGTGATGGTGTATGAACGGATTTCGGCGATAGCGTTTGCACCGCTCTTTACCGTGCCTTCTGAACCCTTATGCGTTGCCATAAAATGCTCCTTAAGTATTGGCGAAACAAACTAAATTTTACAGTCAAACCGCCGTTTCGACATCATTTTCTAAGGTCGAATACATGATTTCAAACGTCAACCGGATAACCCCAGCCACCTTTTCACCCTCGCCCACGAGCTCCGTTTCAGTCCCCGCAAGTTGCGTATCCTTTGCGAGACCGTTTCGGGTCACGTCAGCGGTGAGAGCTTCTTCCACTTCGACCGCAATTTGGTCGAGAGTATTGTCCAAATTAGTCGTCCCCGAAACATAGCCCTCCACCACCATTTCAAGAGTTCGGGATTTTGTGCGGGGTATGGTAACGGTCTCATTGCTCGAGGTCTCCGACGAGGTATAGATCGCCAGCCCCGGCAATTTGCCGGACGCAAGCGGGTAAATGCGGGTGCGGTAAACATTGGTTCCAGTAGTGGTCAATCCGGTCAGCGTGGTGACCACATTGTCGCGAATCTGTTTGCGGACGTGAGCCATTATTGTTTCTCGAGAATAAGGTTCGTCATGCCCGTCCCGTCGTCTTGCCGCACCTTTATTTTGTAGGTTACCGCAGAGATCACGAGCGTGTCGTCTTCGACCGCCGTGGTGACGTCAGCCGTTCGGCACATGAATCGAGGTTGTTGCATCGCAAAAGGTACCCCGCCTCCGGCATCGACCTCGACGAAATCGTTGTCAAAAATGCCCGAAATAGTCGTCGAAGTACCCGAGTGCGTAAAAGTTGCGCTCGTTCCGAAATCGTCAATAGATACAAAAATAGCCCTCTCGGTTGCGGTTTCGACTGCCATCATGCCCTCGTGAAAATGACGTCTCGATGAATACGGTTTGTTACCTTATACCCCAAACCAGCAAGAAAAGCGACCGTTTCCTCGTCCTCGACGCCGTAGCGTTTGCCGAGACCTTTGAGCTCTAAACAGATCACCGGACCGGACCGCTGGATCGTCTCAGCCGCACCCAAAATGGCGAAATGCTCGAACCCTTCAACATCCAATTGCAAAAGGTCCACGTCTTCCCAGCCGAACGAGTCAACCGTCAGAATGTCGAATTCGTTCCCCTCTTGGATTTGATGCGCTCCAATGTTTTGCGGGTCAATATGGTCGATTCCTGCACGAGCCGCACAATCCCCGAGGGCCGCATTGGTCGCCGTAATGTTGTCGATTCCCTTCGTGTTCTCAACGAGCGCAAGATAGTTCGCCGCGTCAGGCTCAAAAGTTGATACTGTTTCAAAGTCGTTAGAGAGTCGTTTGGGCCATATTCCGATATTGCCGCCAGCCTGAACAACGCGCCGAAAATCTTTGCAGAGCGGTAAGATTTGTTGAAGGTCATTGACTTCCCGCTGAACGATCTGAAAGCAACAAGTGTCGGCCTCGGGGACCCACCACCCCGATTTCTCAATAAGCGAGAATGTTTTGGTCCCACGGTCTAGGTTCGCCATGAAAGATCACCACCTTATCAGTTGCTAGAGGACCGCGCTTGCATACGTCGGCCTTATAAGAAACGACTTCGTTTGTGAAGTCCTGAAAATATTCTGCCCGCACGTTTTTCTCGATATAGACTTGATCGCCGCTGGGGTCCTTAAACTCCGGTTGGTCTATATAACGATCATAAAGCCACGTCATGTCCACGTTGAAATACATAATGCTCGACTGCATCGCTTTGTGGTCGCGCTTCCCTCGGTAGACGTCCCGCAAAATTACGAAGTCTTTGGACCGCATTTCTTGGAGAAACGTGGGAGTGCCTCGGATAATCGTATCGAGATCGAGATAAAGGACCGGAGGCCGAAGCCGAAAGACCTCCATTTTCGACCACCACTTAGGCCATTTCTGCACCATCGGCAAATAGGCACAATCAAGCGGTTGGTCGGATAAGCAATAAAACGGGAGGCCGAGGTGCTCATCGACCATCTTCTTAAGTTTGTAAACGTGCTCGGGTTTGTATTCCCCGCCGCCCCTTAAGACGCAGACGACTTTTTCCACGTCCGCTTTGTGAGTTTTGGTTGCTCAGAGGTCTCGAGTGCGACGACGCGGTTGATAACCGGAGCGGTCCCATCGTAGGGTTTCGCCTTCTTGCGGGAGATTAGCCAATTCGCATCCCACTCTTTGACGTCGATAACTGCACCCGGGTCGCGGTGCTCCCCGTCCCAATGAACCGCAGAAATAATCTCTACTTGCATTTGATTTGCTCCTTAAGTCGACCAGATACGAATTCAATCCGACCCTTACATTCTAAACTGTTTATAAAGTCTTGCCACCTTTTCAAACTGTCTCGTGCGCTTGTGTGATTGACCGCACGTTTGGTTTGCGGACCTTCCCACCAGTATTCGCGACCGTCTCGGTTCTCATACTGGTCCATTCCGCAGACGTAAATTTTCTCGAACCCCATAATCCCAGCGACCCAAACCGCGAGAGCTCCCGAGAACCCGATCACCGGAGCCTCACCCGCATGAATCACGTCGTTGCGACTTGCCCATTTGTTGAGCGGAGTGACCTTCAGAATGTCCCGAAAGCCCTCGACGTAGTCCCACATTTGACGGTCGAGAAAGCAGACGTAATCGAGCGGCAAAATGAGCGAGTGCTGATTCACCCCGATCAAAACGTCGACCTGAGGGATTGCTCTTAGATCAGCCGGGAGCGTGACCGCACCGCCGAGAACCGCACAAGTCTCGCCTTTGTGAATGCCTTTGTATGAGTTGAGAGAGCGCATAAAAAAAGGGGCCAGCCTTTTGAGCCGACCCCCCATTCCCTGTGACGAGAATTAGGCCGTGGTGACGTCCTTAATTGCGGCGAAAGACTCGGCGTGACGGAGTTTCACGTCGACTTCTTGGAACACCGAAATGCGGATCGTGCCAG